AGTAATAAAGATGCAGTTTGAACGAATATCGTATTCATAATATTCACTAAATGGTAAGCGCAAGTTATTGATTTGTAGACTGTGGATATATACAGCAATATTCTGAAAATGTTATTTAACTCATTGTTTTCAAGTAAATAACAGACAGACTGTTAATCCGTATGTCACTGGTTCGAGTCCAGTCAGAGGAGCCAGATTTATCAAGGGGTTGCATATGCGGCCCCTACCCATTCAGAACACTTTCAGAATACTATTTCAGAATACTCCCTTCAGGCACTTGCATAAAAAATCACTCGGGTTTATTGTACGCAAAACAGAATTACTGTATATAATACCAGTGTAAAGGTGATCGCCATGCCAGAAGAATCCAATATCGGCCACATGCGTCAGCTTAGTGACTTTGACATGACACATCTTGCCGTGGGTGGTCTTGTCATCCTTCACGCTTCATACATCGACAGCGTGGCCGGCGTGAAATGGTTCACCCCAGAGGCATTCCCCGATCAAACCATTGCTATCAAGCTGGCCGACGCCAAGCGGCTGCTTGCTGAACTAAAAAAGTCCATTGATTACATCGAAGCCGGTATTGAGCATCCGGCCAGTAAATTTTACTGAGGATAAAATCATGCACATCGAATTGAACATTGCCAAAGAAAAGGCCAAGGCCATGCCGAAAGGCGCGATCCCTGCCCTTCATGATGAACTGGTCCGACGCCTGGATAAACTCTACAGCGACATAACCGTTGAGATTAAGGCTAAGGGTGACGACGCTCTGTATGCCCGTGGCGCCAGCGCTGAGGAACGGAAAGATATCGAGACGATTTTACAAGAGACGTGGGAAAGCGCGGACGACTGGTTCTATCAATAATAGTTTTGCTGCACGTTTCGCAAAGCCACGGCGCGGTTACCCATAAATCCCACGCCATTTAATCACCGTTAAACCTCCCTATGCGATGGTATGCGTCGTTTCCATTACGTTCCATTTACCGTGTGGGTTTGGGCCATTACCCTGGCCTTTTTTTTCCGGTTACTTGTGTGCCCGCTCTATGTGGGTCGCGATGGCCCCTTTTTTTATCACCCCAGCGGATCAGTTATCCAGCAAATACTATTGCAAATTTTACTTAGCATAAGCATAGATCTCATATAATAACGCTTAGCATATCTTTATGATAAAAAACAATAAAATGCTATAAGATTTCTTATAAGATTTCGTAAATTCTGTAAAATTTATCAAAAGATATAAAGGTCATTCAAATGGAAAAGGATCGCCTAGATTCAATACAGATGTTCAGGTGCTTTGCCGCGTTAGCAGTCCTCTTTTTTCATTTAGATGATGTTCTGCCTTTTGGTCCTGAAACTTTCATAGGGCATTTCATTTATCGAGGAAATTCCGGCGTTGATGTGTTTTTTGTTATTAGTGGCTTTATTGCGTTTTATACCGTCAATAAAGGCATGGGAGAATATACACATCCCGGAATAGCTTATTTCATCAAGAGAATTGCAAAGATAGTCCCATTATATTATTTTTTTACTTTATTCAGCACTGGGCATACATTGGAAAGCTTATATCAAACAATTAAATCATTGCTATTTATTCCACTTGGCATGGGTAGGCCGGGACCCTTTTATGGTGAAGCAAGAGTAAGTCAGGGCTGGACGCTAAATTATGAAATGTATTTTTATTGTGTCATGGCCTTATCTTTCTTGTTTGGAAAATACAAATGGCATTTTGTATATGTTTTCATACTACTTGCAGTCGCGTTTCCTGTTTTAATGCATGACATTCCAATAGACTATGGGTTTAAAGGTTATAATTTTGACATAACTTATTTAAGCATGATGAGCAATCCTATCATTACAGAGTTTTTATTAGGCATAACTGTCGGAATCATATACACAAAATTAGATAAAAGACTTTCTTTATATTGGATCGGATTTATTTCAATCACCGTAAGTTATTTCATAATTAATTATTACGCTAAATTCAACAATTTTTCACGAGTGACTGTTTCCGGTATCCCAGCGGCATTATTGATTATTTCAATTCTAAAACTTGAAAAAGCAAAAAAAATCAAGATTCCACCATTTATAGTGAAATTAGGTAATATGTCTTTTTCTATCTATATTTCACATTTGGGAATTATCGGTTTAATAAGAAAAATTGCCAGCCATACCATTAACAAAGGCCACCTTGGCTTCGGTTTATGGACTGGCATAGGTATTTTCATACTTTCTTTAATATTAACGTATTATGTTTCATTACTTACATATACATTTATCGAGCTAAAATTATCTATAAAATTTAGAAATTGGTTGTTATCACATAAAATACTTTCCACTTCCATACTGGTAAAACAGCAGATAAGATAACCCATCCAGATTATTTAATTATTATTGTGTAACTGGTTGGGTTTGGGTTGTGTCAGTGACCGGCGGCGCGGTGAATCCGTTTGTTGCATCCCACAGATAACCCATATCAACAAATACGCCATCAGGAATAATTACCAACGTATATTGAGGGCCGGGATTATATTTTGTCACGCCATCCCATTCAATTCTGTTAGTAACAACACCATTTTCAATTTGCGCATAAATAGACATTTAAAATTCCCCAATTATTAATATTCGTAAATAATCATTGCGCCTGCGTTCCCTGATCTGCCGTTATACGCGGTCCCTGCTGTTCCTGTACCTGATATTCCCGCACCAGGAGCACCAGGGTAAGCGCTAAAAGATGCGTTCGGAAGCCCGATAACTCCCATTTCAGAGCATATTTCGTTGGGAGTAGAAAAGAATTTATTACCGTTTGCATTTCCTGTTAATCCGCAAGGACCGGAACAGTATTTTACTAATCCCGCGTAACAGTCCATAACTTTCAATAATGTCAAGCCACTTGAAAACGAAGAATCATACGTCACGCTTCCTTGATTCGCTGCAACAGACGCTGGAACATTAGTTATTATTGGAATGAAGCTAGATTCCACAATGCCAGCGATGCCAGTAATTAAAGTGCCATTTACTGTTTCGAACAATATTTTTCCAGTTGAATTTTGAACAATTGAGGTATTACCACCAAACGTCGGAGCAGTGTTACCTACCCCCGCGGCTCCCCCTGCACCAATCGTTATTGCAAAAGTCCCTCCGATTGGAGCTAAAGAAGTGAATAATATTTCAGCATAAAAACCTGGATATCCAGGAGGAGTGGCATAATAACTAGTGCTAGTTCCGTCTACAACACCATAAGACCCACTCCCGCCACTACACATTTTTATCAAAAAGTGTGTAGTTTTGGGGGTAGGGGAAAACGTTCCTGAACCCGTAAATACTGTTACAGCTAAAAATCCACTACCGCTACCAGCACCAGCGGCGTTAATGCCCAAATTAGCCTGAGCTGCTAATTGAGCAGCAGTTCCCGCTGATGCAATTTCAGAAAGATTATTTGCAATTAATAGAGATAATCCTGTTTGCTCAGCGCCTATATTTGTCCGCGCAGAAGTTTGGGCGGCTGTTCCTGCTGCGGCTATCTCCGAAAGGCTATTAACAGTTAATAGCGATACCCCAGCCTGTTGCGCGTTTATATTGGTCCTAGCCGATGTTTGCGCCGCTGGACCATTTGCAGCGATTTCCGATAGGTTATTGGCTGTTTTCAATAATCCCGTACCGTCTGTTGCGCCTATGTTTGTCCTTGCGGTCAATTGCGCCGCGGTTCCTGCTGCTGCAATCTCAGAGAGATCATTGGCGGTTTGCAAAAATGTTGACGGCGCTGGCACTCCCAAATTATTACGGGCAGCTAATTGCGCGGCTACACCTTCGGCAGATATCTCGGAAAGATTATTAGATGTTTTTAGTAATCCGGTCCCGTCAGTAGCGCCAATATTGCTACGCGCCGAAGCTTGGGCCGCTGTGCCAGCACTGGCTATCTCGCTGAGATTATTGGCCGTCAATAAAGACTGACCGTTCTGTTGCGCCCCTAAGTTGTTTCGTGCTGCCGCTTGCGCTGCCGCTCCTTCCGTTGCAATCTCAGACAGGTTATTCGCGGTTAATAGCGCCCCCGCTGCCGGTGTTATGCCCAGATTAGCCCGCGCTGCTGTCTGCGCCGCCGCGCCAGCCGCCGCTATCTCGTTTAGATTATTCGCGGTTTTGAGAGCTGCCCCACTCACGGAATTTAATTGCCCGACCGTAGCGGCGTGACCGCTGGCTGTACCAGGCAAAACCGGCAGATTACCGCCAGTTGTCCCGGTAAGCGTTGCGCCGTTGGCGGTGATCACCAGCACAATGTCGCCGCCGGCCGTCCATTCATTGCCCTGGAGTGCGCCGCCACCCATGGCGGTAATTGCCACCGGAGCGGCACCATTGATTGCGATTGTAGCCGGCCCCGTGTTCGTAGCTGCAATACCAGTCACGGTGATGAGATTGCCGGCAGTTAATGTCTGGCCGGAAATGACCAGGGCATTAACGGCTCCAGTATCAGCAAAATTGAGGCTATTTTTCCCGCCCGGTAGCGTCGCCCACAGGACAGCCGTACTGCCGGTGTGGATGTAAAATTTAAACGCCGGGTCGGAGTTTGCGCCCTGGGAAACAAAAAAACCCTCGCCGTCAGTGGTGCCGGACATCCCGGCAATGGTCCCATCCGGGTCATCTGGCGGATTATTGAAAAAAACTTTATCAGTCACCGACGCCGTTTGTATGGCTGTCAAAATATTTTGGCACTGAACAAAAAGTGCCTGTGTCTTCGTTTCATCGGCATCCGCCTGCACAGCGCTCGCCTTGGCGCTTTCAGCCTGAGCGGCGGCAGCCAATTCGGATTGCTCTGCGGAATCTGCTGAAGTTTTTACGACAGCCGCCGATACCATGATGCGCTCATAAATTTTTTTGATATCGGAATAAACGACAGGATCGGCTAAGACTGGCTCCCCAAACAATAGGTAGTCATTCAGCGAACCTGCGGGGCTGTCGTTTTGCAGAGTGAACTCGCCCAGGACAACGCGGTTACCCTCTGGGTACAGGACAACAGCGGTATAGCCGCCCGGTAACAGAGAGAACGAGTAAGCGCCAGTGGAGTCCGTTTCGACACCGATGGAGAGTTTTTTAAACGTATCGACTGTGTTGACTTGGCTTTGGATAACGATCTTAGCGCCAGGAACCGGGACACCGTTAGGGTCTGAGAAAATTCCTGATATTACGACAGGGTTAGACATAGGTTTTCACCAAAAAAATTGTGAATTTATTTGAGGGAAAAATGCTTGATTTCATCTATTCACTTTTGCGCAAAAAATATTCGCCGAAATTTGCGTGTTCTTTGATAAACAGCGGAACTCCCTCTGATAAAAAGGTCAGAAAGACATTGAAAAAGGCTGGGGTTGTTTTAGACAATGCAACAATATTGCCCCCGTTCTTTTTTGATAAAAGCAATATACAAATTGGAAATGATTCATTCATTAATACAGGAAATATTTTTATTTCAGAAGGCGGCATATTTATCGGTAAAAAAACATTAATAGGTCCCAGATGTAATTTATGCACCACTACGCACCCAACCCAACCAGAATTAAGACATTCAGGATATAAAATATCGCCAATCAATATCGGTGACAATGTTTGGATAGGTGCGAACGTAACCATATTACCCGGCATCACAATTGGAGATAATAGTATTATTGCGGCTGGCAGTGTTGTGACTGAAAATGTCCCTAATAATGTAGTATATGCTGGGGTTCCGGCAAAAATGAAAAGCTCTCTTAATGCCTAGAAAATTATCATGCAGAACGATACCAGCCCATGAGTTTAACGTATGCATTCACTATAGAAATAGCAGACCCCGACCCAGTGTTATCTGTGGTCCCAGATAAAGTATGGTTATGCGCGCCTACGGCAACGGTATGTGAATGCTCGCCCCCATCGAGTGTTGTCATTACATCACTAGCAAGCGGTCCTTCCACAAGTCCCGTTGCTCCCCCTGAGCCTATTGATTCTGAACTTGGAAGTGCATGTGTATGTCCCCCCGCCGTATTAGTTGACGGCGTTCCATAATCGTACGTGCTAGTAGTGGCTTCAAATGTATGAGCATGTGCGGGCAAATTAGCCGCGCCAATCGCTACGGTATCCGAGCCGCCAGTAGTCATAACATCAGCGCCGGATTGCAACCCCAACCGAATTGTCTGATTCTGCCCTATATAATTCCAAGTAGTGCCGGGGAATAGTGCATTAGGATTTTTATTCTGTGCAAAAAAGATTACAACACCAACCGGGTATATCTGGTTAAATTGTACTGCATTTGCAGCCGGTAAAGCGTTGGCAGCAAGCGAAACCGTTGCTGATAATCCAAGATTTGCTATGGCCGCGTTTTTTGCATTCGTGCCGGCCGCCGCAATCTCTGAGAGGTTATTGGCGGTTTGCAGGGATGTCCCCGCCTGTTGTGCTCCGATATTAGTTCGTGCAGACGTTTGGGCGGCGGTCCCAGCGGCGGCTACTTCCGATAAATTATTGGCCTTTTGCAAAAAGCTGGCCGCACCATTTGAATTCAACGCTGCGATAAGGTTGTTAAGCAGCGTCGTCGTGTCGCCGTTATCCAACACATCGCCATTGATTTGATTAGAAATGAACTGCGCTATAACGCTGGCAATCACCGAAGATTGTCTCAGCGCCTTATTAACCTGGGCCGATGATGCCACACCAGACGAGAACCCCGATAATAGCGCGGGCATAGCCAAATAGTCAGCCTGATCGGTTACGTTGGCGCTGGGCGCTATTGCCCATGGTTTAAAATCATTTGTTGCCATTATAAGTTAACTCCCCATGCTCCGGCGTCAAAACCTGATAGATAATCGTTGTCTGTATCAAACCCGAAAAGCTTATTTCCTGTCGATGGCGTTGTAATATTTCCACCCGAATAAACCCCAGCGGCTTTGACCGTCAGATAACCCATTTTAATAACTGCAATAATTTCTTTCGACACTGCGTCAATCCCATTTTCGGCAAAAAATAACAGAGAAATTGTCATGTCCTGATTATCAACAATTTCCATTCTCACACCCGAACCCGCCAGCGCTGTATCGAGAATAGCGGGTAATGTTCCGTTAGTTCCGTCCCAGTGATTAATGGCTATTTTGGTTTTTAACACCATACGATAAACATCATCGCTGAGATTGGTAAAACCCTCGAGGGGGTCATATGGCCCGCGCCACACGCCCTGGTCAAATCCGATATCATCAGTATCAAACGAAAAATAGATGCCGGTAATCGGCTCTTCGACAACCCGCGTTCGGCCAATCCATAGGCCCAAAATATCGAGTTGATTTCCATAAGCGGTATCGATATCAAACGCCGTTATGAGCGCCGTTATTGCGTTGGAAATATCCGTCAATGGCCGGGTTGATAAATCAACGTGCTCAACAAATAGCGGCTTTCCGGCGTGGTAATTGGTGATTAAATCGGTGTATTTGCTCATGATGACACCGTTAAAATAATATTACTCACGTCACACGTTGCCGATTCATCCCATGCAATATTAATATTACCAGCGGCCAGCGCATTAGCAGCCCTGCCGATTTGCAATTCCATAATGTCATAATATTTGGCATTGCCGCCGCTTACCACGCCGAGATTGGCCGGGGAATACACGCGGCTTAAAAGTACGTCACTGCCGATGGATAATGCATTGATGTAATCGGCAATGGCCGCCTGGATTTGTTGGCCTATCAGTGAGGTATACCCCGTGAACGCCGTCATGGTAATAGCAATATAAATCGGCACATTCACCGGGCGTGAAAATTGCATTATGTGGGTATTGTTATAAATATCCAAAATGGGGATGCTGGTCGTGCCGAAAGTAGAGACGCCTTGCCCTTTTTTGCTGTATAGCGTCTGCGCTATCTCGTTGACATCGCCGCCCTCGATGACCGCTGAAATCGAATGCGCCGGCAGGCCGTTAGCATCCACCACGCCAGTATCGTTTTCAAACAACACGTACCGGGAGACGCCAGCAATCGCGGCTATAGCGCCGTCGATAGCATCGAAGGGCGTGACAGAGGCTAACGCTGTGCTGATGGTCTGCCGGGCGCGTAATTCTGCGTCGGTTTCCGCCGCTGAGCCAACGGCTGCCGCTGAGGGATTAGTCACGGATGTCCATCCCAGCGTCGGGGTATTAATTTGCGTCACGGTGCCAGGTAGCGCAGCGATAGCGCCTGTAGTCTCAGAGGTCGCCGTGACTGTCACGGTGCCATCGGTTCCGATCGTCGTGGTAGCCGGCAGGTCCCAAATCACCCCGTTATTATCTTTTACGGAGCCATTGGTGATTGTCGTGCCGGCCGTGCCGTCGAGTTGTACATCAACCGTGGAATTCGTGGCTATTTGCTGAATGATGCCATTAATTTTTACCACGCTGGCCAGCCCGTTCCCCTGGGCTGTCGCCGGCGAGAACGCGTTATAGACGGCGATGGCCGCGTTGTTGGCATCATTGATGGCCAGCGCCATCAGGGCGATCATTTGGCCATCTTTGCTATCGGGTTCCAGATAAGCATCGCTGCCGTAAATCTGATAAAAATAACCGGTGATTGTCGTCAGGATTGTTTGATAATCGGGCGCAGAAATGCCCGTGGCTGAGACGGTGGCCGCCAGCCCTAAAGAATCAAGATTGAGTGCCATTTATGCCCCGCTGCTGACCGTGGTTGTTCCGTAGATGGTGTCAATGGTCGCGGTAAATGAAAGGCGGCGTGTGGTGCCGTCATTGTTGGAGTCGAGGGATTGGATTGAATTCACGCCCTGTGTACCGCTTATGCGGTCACTCACAGCCAGGGTGTATACCGCCGGCTGCTGTTTTCCCAGAATTGACTGTAAATATGGGGTGCCTTCGGTAGTATCGAGAAACCATTGCCCCTGCCAGAGCTGAAACCGGGTAAAAACGGCCTGGGCCACACAGTCCGGCGAATTCACCAGAAACGTATTGTCACCCTGGCCGAATGTGTAATCACCGTTTGCGTCTTCTCGCCGGTATCGCATCAGTTCACCCCGTCTGTATTGTCATTGCCGTTCTGAACATTACCGTGAGTATGCGAATCACTGATATTTTTCCCGTTCGATGTCAGGGAGCCGACAAAATTGATAATGCCGGTGATTGTGGCGGCCGCGCCATTTACAGCACTACCAACCAGACCACCAAGAAATGTGAATAGACCATTGACGGTAACCGCTGCTGAAAATGTCGCGGTCGGCGTGGTGACGTTCAGGCCGCCTGGCGCCACAATATTCATGGCGTGAGTGGTGGGGTTGATTTCCAGATAGGCCAGACCATCATCACTGCGAAATTGCGCGGCAGTCGTGCTGATGCCGCTGATTTTCTTTGCCTGCGACTGCGGGCCGACAATGGCGATGGCATCGGATAAATCATGCTGCCTGGGGTCAACCGGCTCCTGAATACCACCAGACTGCCACCAAAAATCGATACAACGGTCAGCGAAAATCACCAGGCATTCATCGCCGGCCGCAATCGGAAAAGTCAGCGTAACGCCACCACCGCGGGGAAAAATAACCGGCACATCCACCAGCGGCGGGATGGCTACCGATTTTCCGTTAAGTTGCCCCTTGGTGCCCAACTGCACAACGCACGTTACTGCGTCAGGATTGAATGATTGGATTTCCCCCGGCATAGCTACACGGAGCTGCGATGAAATGGTTGATTGAGTGGCATCGAGAGTTTGCGAGAGGTCCCCGCTCTGGGCGGGCGTTGATACGGGCATAAAAACTCCATAAAAAAACCCGCTCAAGGCGGGTAGATTTTGTGAACAAGATTGGTGTTTGGGTAACTAATTCTTATTTTTTTTCAACCAATGACAATCAACCTTTTCCGTCAATCGTGGATGAACACCATCAGGATAATCGTATATATAGAGTCGTTGTCTATTTGGTAGTTTTTCCCATTGAACCATTAAATTCATCGTATAAGGCAGTGTAACTATCATTGCCGCTCCGTCTTTTTCTTTATTTAGGTAGGTAACTTGCTGATTGACCGGAGGGCTACCATTTACACAAACATACCCCTCTTCACACGATGAAAGAAGATAATCACCGTCACCGCAATCCATAAACGGAACATTGGCCGCCATAGCTGAAACTGAAGCAAAAAATGCACATGAACAGATAAATATAGGGATTGATATTTTCATTATTGGCCCCCTTTCAAAATTGCCTCTTGACTTAATAAGTCCGCCGATCCTCTTGCGAAACACATCAATTCCATATACCAAGCCTGACCGCGCGTATCGCCGGTATAGCTCATGCCCCGGACGATGTAAACGCCATCGGTCGCAATACTGGCCGGTTGACTGAGCGGCGGAAGTAGCTGACCGCTGCCATCTGATGCGGCGGTCCCCACGATGACGTTACCATTGCCATCCGATCCGGTAACATACCGTATTTGCTGTCCCAGTTTTGGTTCCTGCTGAATATCTGTTTTTGCCAGCTCAGTTCGATAAACCGATGCCTGGTCTAACTGGATCAGGCCGTTTAACCGGATATTCGGATTGATCAGGCATCGAACATTCACGCCGGCGCCCATCGTTTGTTGCGGCATCCCGATCAATCCGGTATTGCTGTTCAAAACGATCGCCTCTTGCACATACTTATCGTCAGGAACCATGTCAACTTTACCCCCGACAAACTGCCAGGTGGCATCACACTGCTTGCTGATGTTGTGCAGAACATCCCGTGTCATGCCATACATAGTGCGCCCGCGAGGGAATACCGTTGGCGGCATGGCGGGGGTAATTCCCGGCTGAATACCGTACGGCGCCAAATTTTGTAACGCCTGCGTGTGAATATCCTGCACTGTATGGCCGGCGGCTATCGTCTGGTTGATCGTCGCGTTATTCCAGGCGTTATTGCCGTCAACCGCCTGGATAACCACGTAAGTGTCGGTGGGGTTCTCCCGGCCAGTGAGCGTAAAACGGATTTCCCCGCTGTATATTTCACCGTAATTTTGGCCGGCAGTCTGGCCGATCTGCGACGGGTCGATCTCCGTGGGGTGATATAACTGACTGCTATCCACCACCGGGGTTAGTCCGTCATACCCGGCGATCAATTTAATTTTGGTAAATTCAGTGCTGAGGATTCGATTGCTGGTCACCTGACCGAGATTATAAATTCTGACCGTGGCGACTCGGGGCCAACTGATATTGTACCAGTCGATCGAAAACGTGACCTTAAAATCACTGAGGCTGATACCGCCCCCGTTTTTGTCCGTTAAAATCAACTCGAAATGCCTGATCCAATTCGCGCTCATTATGATTCCTGCACAAAATATAAATGGCTGTCGGTACCGAGATTGGTGCTTGTCGGGTATTCTTGGGTTTCGTCATTGCTAATTACCACCAGCGCGCCATCAATGCCCAATTGTGGGTATTGGGCCAGCAGATTGACGCCAGAGACCAGTGGCACGCCGGTCAGCAGCGGATTGCTCCCGCTGTCCATTAAATCCATTATCCAGCCGGCCGCGTCGCGCCAAATTAA